CTTCTTGACGAGAGCCTGCGCCTTCCCTATTGCAGGATTTGGAAGGCTCGCTCCAGGCTCACCTGGCACTACTTTCCCGTACGGTGAAAGTAGCCGGATTTTGATCGCGTCGACATGGATTGTGTCTTCATACTCCGCTTCCCAAAATGGGAACCGTGCGTCTGTGAGGGTATGCCCTTCTATTATAAGTGGCTCTTCACAGTATTGCGCGGCTCGGCGGGTAATTACGATCTTCTCCCAATTGACCCTGTGCCCAAGTAATTTGTGGCATTCGACAACCGTTTTGAGGTAGTCCAGGGTCCCGGCTTCGATAAAATCGTCGCCGGCCGATTCAGAAAAATCTTCGAAAATCGGTCGCGGTTGAAGGAGGAATGACTTTACGTCACATCTCGCATAATGATGGCATATTACAAATTCATGCGCGAGTAACCAGTTAAGACTAACTGCCTCCTTTGTACCAGGATGGCCCATAAGTATTCCATGGGTCGACTCGAATATTAATCGAGGTATTCCATCCTGGGTTTGGTAGATCCCGTGTGAGCTGCAAAGCAGATCAACCATCAAATGTAAGATGGGTAGGGTTCTACCGGCTCCATCCAGTAATCCATGTAAAATGGACGAGGTATATGCAAAGGTCATATTGTCCGATGCCGCCTCTAGATCTCCAAACATAAATAGGAAATCTTCTGGGGGAGTCTTCCCACGTCTCCAGAGATTTGCTGCGAAATCATAGCCTTTATGGCTACGCAGAAATCCTGATGTGAGACGCGGATGTGCTGAGAGTATCGGTGCGAGTTCATGGCCTAATGGCTGAAGGAAAATTGTTTCCCATGACTCGGCAATGGTTACCCATCGAACCTTATTACCAGGTTCGCCGATTGGCTCAGCACGTACCGATGGCTTCGTAGTAGACGAAAGCCTTAGAGGGGTTCCTGGAGTTTTATACTCCGAACCTACAAGGACTCCAGACCGGATTCCTTCCTCAATTGAGAACTGTAAGAACTGATAACCAGTACAACAGTCTAGCCCAAACATAGGCTCCTCAATTCGGTACAATGGATCAACACCCGGTATTAAAAAGGGTGTCTCGAAATTCGACTCAAGGAAGTTTACCTTCCCTTCGAATTTCTTTAGGGGTATAACCCTAGCCATCGTGTACATGCGGGGTACTCCCGCCTCAACAACGTATGGTGATCC